CCCTGTACGTGCTCAAAGTGAACCTGAAGATCAGGATCATACCAAAGAGCATCCTCCGGAACTTTATGCTTGTTCAGCGTAAAGATTCCAAAGGCGTCCCTCGATGTTGTAAAAGGTAGGCGATATTTAAATCGCTGGTCCTTCAACACCGACAAGAGGAAGCTAGCTATATGGGTATAGCCGCTATCATTGAATGTATTAATCGCACCTATAAAGGATGCGTATACATCAGGACCCATTCGCCCCTTCTTAAAGAAGGGCAAACGGAACAATACTGGGGTCACGTCGTGGCCTTGGTAAGCATACACTCCGCAAGATTCGCGAAATGAGCTCGATCCCATGAACGACTTATCTACGTTCACTGAGAAACCAAGCCGTGAGAGGAGGGTGATAACAAGACTGGTGGTACGTGAATCCACCGCTATATCATCACCATACACCACCGGAGGCTCCAACCTTTTGCGAAAAGGTGTTGAAGCCGACCTGCCCGGGTAGATGCCGTCAAGTAATTGAACGACGTCATCTCGGGTGAAGATCGTGGCACCGGTGGTCTTCCCGTGCGTTAACTGCAAGTATGCATACAAGCATACTGAAGTGAAAAGCACGCACTGGGTCGGAAAGCAAACAGCCGACCCCATAGGTGCGAACTTTACAACTTCTCTGATCGTACCGTCCGGTAAAAGAACCTTCTTGGTACGAGTGGCGAACATGTAGAAGAGCCAATCAGGTGGAAAAACACGCCTGACTAACTCCGCATGGACGCTATCAGAAGCAGAGCTCAAGTCGATCGTATCTGTTGAAAGATACATACTCCCGTGAAGGGCAGCCTGCTGACTTTTCGTTTGATCTGAAAGGTCAACAAACCGGCTTATCGGGGAGCGATCGAAAGAACGTCTCATCCAGCGAAGAACTTCTTGCTGGTAATACATGAAGCTATTTGGCTCCATGCATATGCTTCGGCTCTTGGTTATGTCCTTAGGGACAAACTTAAGCCTAGAGACGTCAGAGCTAACGCCAGATACATCGACGCGTTGAACGCCGAAACCCTCCTCAGGCCCCCTGAAAGGGCGGGCCTTACGAAAGGCGTAATCCAACCTCGGGTGTGAAGACAAGCTTCTGAGCTTATCATACACATCTAAGATACCAGGCTCAGACACGTGCCCTGTGCCAAACTTTGGCAGTAGCACGTCAACGTCCAAACGCCCGATGAGGACCTCGACGATTGTCCGCAAGGTAGCGGTATCCTCGTCGAGAAACTCAAGATTACGTAGTCCACTTTCCACCTCCTGCCAGCCGCGAAACGCGACGGCATCGAAATCAGCATCAATATATGCCAGCTTCTTTCCGAAACGGAGGAAGCTAAGCACGTATTTCAGGATTTCGGGTGATCCGGTCTTGAACCATTCCAAGTACTCCTTGAAAATTGGAGTACCCTTCATAGCATCAAGAAAGACTCTTGTTGAAGAGTCACTTCCAGTCACATAGTCCTTAGAAAGGATGTGATCTGCGAAACCGGAATACAGCTTGATTAAGTCGCGCACGTGAGTGCGCGTCAAGTCCTTTAAGAAGGCCATAAAGACCTTCCGGGGCTTCAAGTTGTCAAAGGGACTATCATCTAGGAATTTGAGATAGGACATCACGAACACCTTGATAAAGTATTCGTTAGACCCATAACCAAATTCACGAGGAAGCATGAGGTTCTCCAATGAGATATGAAGATCCCCACGGCAGAGGCGTACAGAGACGCCTGTAGCTTGAGACATCTTTTAATAGATGTCGAGGGCACCCTGTAGCAAAAGCGACAGGATGGGCGAATCCGGTACCTTTGACGTTACCGTCAAGAAGGTAAGGGCGTACATGAATCCCATGGCCTTGGAAAAGGCGGTGAGGTCATGATGGCCCCCATCTTCAGCGACCTGGAACCCAATGAAGAATTTCACGGGTTTCTCAACGTCACTGACAATGCCGTCACTAACGATTTCAACCGTGTCGGTGGAAATTTCCATCCGGACACTACCGTTAGTTGCCAATGACCGCTTAACGGTCACAAGCACAGGCGCCGAAATATCGGTGCCTGCATAAAGGAAACGCTGCCAATATGACCGCTTATCAGCGGAAACACCGGCGTCGTAATCTTTTAGCTTGGTCGCATCCGGCAATGTCACAGAGACATCCGAGTACGACGTTGGCAGATTCGGGATCGAAACAGTGGTCGACATATTGCACTTCCTTTCGAAGTTGCGATAATCCGGCTCAACAGCCGGATGGGCGAGATGTGTGCCTTTTGGCACACAGGCAGTTTGTAGTTCTGCGTTAGCGCAGTAACTGCCAAATCAACGCTCCCACGGTCACAGGATTGGGACCATGAGCAGGTCTGAGAAAGTCAAAACGTGACTCACTCAGATGAGGTGTACAACGGGTGAATTCCCGTAAGTACAACTTGAAACCGAAAGGTCTCCCGACGCTAAGTTGCTTTAGGCCATAGGCCGCGAGCTCCTCGTCGGATGGATAGTAGGTCAATGAATAGCTGTGTAGACTCCATAAGGAGTGTACGGCTAACCAGGTGATTTGGTTATCCACCTGTTTGATCCTACCTTTCATATTCGTAAACCAATCGATCACGAAGCTGAACGGTAATATCTCCCAAATTCTCGACAAAGTTGGTAAAAGACCAACGGAGTTTGCCAAGAGGAGACCGTTCAGCAGAGTCGAAGCGTCGTAAGCAATTCGAAGCTTCGACCGCGCATCTAGAACGAGCCGACCTTGACCCATGAAGTTTTCGCTATCCAAAAAGGTGTAGCTAAAGTCTCCATAAATCGTGGCACGTCTCGTGGATAATAACCTGCGAAACTCACGCTCATAGTTATGAGCTGCGACTTCGTCAACAAAGTCGCCTGTGGGCTTCTGTTGGAAGCGATATTTTAAAATCGCCTCTGTGACATAATCGATTAACTCGATTATAACAGAAGGGTCACCTCGAGTTGCCTTCGCAAGCAACTCTGGTAACTTTTGCAGGTTAGGCAAGATATCCACCAGGTCCGCCAGATGTTGTAGGTTTTGGATTGAATTGGTCTTAATGACCTCCAAATAATCCTGCAACGCCTTGGAACTAGATAGATACGCCGCGGGGCGTAGCTCAATCAACTGATGGTTGATGAGCTCTTCGTACCTGTCGGATCTTTTGTTAAGGTATCCACCATTACTGGTGTACCCCGAAACCATCCGATAAGACACGAAGTGAGGTACGCTTCCGATAGCCGGCTGATATGGTAATGTGTACATACCACAAAGCTGTGTCTTCTCGATATTAATCGATGGGACTGTGGGGTCATTAACCCCGACAGCAGGGTGGGACCAACTTTTTAAGCTTACGCTCGAATTGTTGGCAACCCAGAATGCGCCCGACGAAATGTTGAGCTCATCTGAGGCAGAATTCGTGCCATATTCTGGCACAAATCCCACATTGATATCCAGGTGAACATCGAACTGGGCAATATAATCGCCCATGTAGTTGTTCAAATAGGACATCTCGTACACATATCGGATGTTGAATCGATCCATGTCGCCATCTTGCGATGATGAGTCTTCGATATCCAACCACCTTTGCGTCACAACCCCTTCCGGGGCTAAGAAGGACCCTTGAGGGGTCCCGCCGCTACGAACAAAGTCCATGATATCATTTTTCACGGACCAATAGTTGTAAGCAGCCGCATAGCGTTCACCTGCAAGATCCCCGTGGTTAGCGGGAGTCTCCACATAAGTGAGATAGCCGTCTGAATTAACCGACGTCTTCTGCACGGTGAAACCCAGCCCATACGGTAACAAAGTGATCGGACGGATCCCTGCGCCATACCAATTGGCGGAGCGCAGAGTACTCTCAGAAAATCGAGAGTCACCGGTGTCCAAATCTTCGATGTCACCGACGTAACGGGGATGAGAGACCTCTCTCTCTTCGAAACGGCGTGCGGGCTCGTCTTCAGTCATAAAACTGTTGACACCCAACAACGAACCATAACGATCCCAGTCCGTCTTGCGATCATACTTATAATTGGTCGGCTTACGTATGCGGAAAGAAACTGGGTACGGTTCCTCGGTGGTGAATCGAGGAATTCGAGTAACAGAGGACAACGCGAATGGACGTCGAGAGACGCTCACAGCGTAGTCAATGTTCTTGAAACCGCAAAAAAGGCGGTCCATACAGTACCCAAAATTCCAAGGTGCAAAATATGGCAATAAGCCATTCTTGAGATAGTACTGGTCAGTTGACCAGTGACAATACAAGCGCGCCTTAGCTGGTCCATCAGACCAACATGCATACATACGAGAACCTCCTATATATAACGTGTCGCTTCACAGCGAACACAACTAGATGATAGCGGGGAGGCCGCGAGGCCTT